GACAGTGTCGGCTATGCGGAGGGGATTTCGATGAAAACCGAAATCAATTATGTGCCAGAGCGGGTCAGCTACCTCACCAACGTAATTCTTTCTGCCGGCGCTACTGCCGTGGATGCAGAAGGGATTGTGATTATTACGTCCCGCGAGTAAGGAGAAAAACTCATGGCTTATAGTGCAAATGGTCTTAACCTGATTGGCGGCGGCGGCAAAGCCGGTGCGGCCCCCCAGGTTTGGACCTACACCTCGGCTGATGCAATCGCCAC